TACCTGCAATTGCATATTCAACAACTCCTTCTGCACTTCCTGGAAGTGTTACTACTTGACTTAATGGAAAATCAAGTTCTGCATAAGTGTTGCCGTCTTCGCCTACAAACGCGCCCGCGTTGCCGCCATAACCTGCGCTTTGTCTATTTGCTGCGCCGCCACCTGCAAAGCCACCAGGTATAGTTGTATTATTTCGTATTGCATTATAGTTTGCAGCACTAGTAACTCCTAAGTTTGTAGGGTTACCTACTTCTGCATTAACCATACCAAGTATTGAAGACTGCTCTAAATTAATATACTCTGCTGCTGCTTTAGCAATGTTAGCTGGATTATTAGCAACCGTATCAGCTTGGCGTTGATAAATGCCTTTAGCTCTGTCATCGCCTCTGTCTGTAATAATACGCAAGTCTGCTTGTATATGTTCGAACAGCGTTGCAATCTCAGCAAGACATGCTTTGTGAGCAATATCAAAATCAACGTGTACATGGTCGGCAGGTGCTGGCGCTGAACCCGGATCAGTGTCAGTGTCACTATCCGTATGGTTGACTGTAGTTTTACCTAAACTTGCGGAATCTAAATATGGGTTTGCTGGCATGCTTGCTCCTTTAGTATATTTATCCTAGCCTTATGGCTCTAATTGGATACCACTAGTAGTCGCTGTGTATTGGTCTGCAATATCAGTTTCTGTTTTAGCAATACAGCTCACACTGTTCACTAGGATATTAAATTTTGAAGTAGGCTTAACACTATACATGTATGGTGCTAGACCTAAGCCTTCTTTTTGCATGATTAATACCATAGGCTTTTTCAGTGTGTACTCTTTTGGAGTTTCGCTATCTAGCCGAGCAACAATTTCTTCGCCTGAACTTAATTTTAGAGACACTACGTCTCCGTCTTTGTATGATGATTCAATCAACATTATAGTGAGTATCCTGTTCCGTTATAGTTAGTTTCTTCTAAGTATGTGCCTAGTTTATCGTAGCCACCAATCTTTGTTCCGTGTACTGTAATTTGTGGGAAGGTACGTGCTCCTGGAAACTTTTCAAGTACCTCGTCACGGGTAAAATCTGTGCCAAGTTGAAAGTACTTGTATGGCAACTTCCTCGCTTCGCACAAAGCCTTTGCCCTATCACAAAATGGACACTGAGGCTTGCCGTAGATTTCTATCATAAACTAAATCCTTTGATGGAGTCTGTAGTTACATCTTGTTTGATGCCGCCGACAATGTACGATTCGTTTTCTGTTTCCTGCGGTGCAACCTGCAAACCTGAACTTGACAACCAATGCTGTGTCCACGGTAGCGGATTTGTGTTAACTGGCTGGTCAAAGATTGCAGTGTAGTTTAATGCTTTTAGTCTGCGATTAGCAATGTACTCTACGTACTGATTCAACAACTGTGTATTCAAACCAATCATTGATCCATCTTTAAACAAGTACTCAGCCCAATCTTTTTCTTCTGCTACACACTCGCGCCATAGATCGTAAACTTCAGCTTCGCACTCTTTAGCAACTTCTGCCATCTCCGGATCGTCTTTACCTTGTGCCCACAACTTTAATACGTGTGTACTAAGTGCTAGATGCTGTGCTTCATCGCGAGCAATAAGACTGATAATCTTTGCTGAGCCTTCCATAAGCTTTAGTTCTCCAAAGCCAAACGTGCAAGCAAAACTTACATAAAAACGCAAGCCTTCAAGGATATTAACTGTCATCATTGCAAGGAATAGTTTCTTCTTAACATCATGTAAGCTACCTTCGCCTCTGTGATTGTAAGCGTCTGCGGCTGCTGTAAAGGCATCGTAGTGCTTAGTAACACTCTGTGCTCGTGCAATGATCTTCTCGTCATCTAAAATAGTATCAAACACTTCTGAAGGGTCAGCATACACGTTCTTCATAATATGCGTGTAGCTACGTGAGTGAATTGTTTCAAAGAAGTCCCAAGTGACAATACATCCTTCTAGTTCAGGCAATGATACATGCGGCAAAAATGCTAGGCATGGACCACGTCCTTGGACACTGTCAAGTAGTGTTTGGTATTTTAAATTACTTGTAAAGATGTGCTTCTGCTCTGGGCGGAAGTTAGCAAAGTCAGCGCGGTCCTTCTGAAGACTTACTTCTTCTGGACGCCAGAAGTAACCAAGCATAGTTTGGTTAAGCTTGTCAAACACAGGAAATTTAAATACGTCATATCGTTGTGTGTTCTGATCTTCTCCAAAAAACATATCCTGTTTTGTGAAGTCTACTTTTTCTTTATTGAATACTGATTTGGCCATTATAGGTCTTTCCCTGTGTGTCTGTTACTTGTTTAGTATAGCGCAGTTGACTCTAAAAGTCAACCACTTATTTTTATATTTTCTTCCTTAAATGTTACAAGCTTCGCAATCTTCTTCGTCCAACATATCCATTGCGCTTGGTGCAAGTGCTGCTAATGGTAAGTCGTCCGGTAGTTCGTTAGGATCTACTTTGTAATCATATGTGTTCTGATAGTAACTTGTCTTCCAACCCATCTTATATGTTGTTAATAAGTCCTGCATCATTACACTCATTGGTACTTCATTGTCTGGAAACTGTGTAGGATTGTAACTCCAGTTGCCACTGATACCTTGATCAAAGAACTTTTGCATTACTGCAACTACATTAATGTATCCAGTGTTGTTAGGCATGTCCCATAACAATGTGTAATGGTTCTTTAGCGTTTGATACTGCGGAACAATCTGTTTAAGAGGCCCTTTCTTTGACTTTTTAACGGACAAGTATCCTCTAGGTGGCTCGATTCCATTTGTTGCGTTCGACACAACGGAACTGCTTTCTGAAGGCATCTGTGCGGACAATGTGCTGTGCCGTAATCCGTGCTCGAGTATGTCTGCGCGAAGAGTATCCCAATCATAATTTAACTTGTGCTCCACAATAGTATCAACATCTTTCTTATAAGTGTCTATAGGAAGTATGCCATCACTGTATTTAGTGCGGTTAAAGTAATCACAAGCACCACGCTCTTTTGCAAGTTTGTTACTTGCTTTAAGTAAGAAGAACTGGAATGCTTCTGATAAGTCATGTACTAACTGCCATGCTGCTTGATCTTCAAACTTAACATGATTTCTAGCTAGATAATGTGCTAACCCAATATATCCTACACCCAAGCTGCGCCTAGCTTTAGTTGACTTCTCTGCTGCTGCTATTGGATAGTTTTGGTAATCAATAATCTCTTCTAATGCCCTTACTGCTAGTTCACATAAGTCTTCTAAGTCGTCTAGCGAACGTAATGTGCCTACATTGATAGCAGACAAAATACATAGTGCAATCTCACCTTCTTCGTCATCAATATGATTAAGTGGCTTAGTTGGTAATGTAATCTCTTGGCATAAGTTACTCATGTACACTTTGTCTTTAAACGAGCTATGAGTGTTTGCGTGATCAACATTCATAATATAAATGCGTCCTGTCTCTGCTCGTTCTTTAATCAACGCAGAAAACAACTCCATTGCTGGTACAGTACTTTTCTTTATGCTTGTAGCACGTTCGTACTTTTCGTATAATAGTTGAAACTCATCTGAATCGCCAAAGTATGCTTCGTATAATCCTGGCACATCATGTGGCGAGAACAAAGTTATATCGCCGCCAGATAACAATCGTTCATACATAGTTTTGTTTAACTGTATGCTGTAGTCTAGCTTACGTACACGATTGTCTTCAGTACCTTTGTTATTCTTTAGTACTAAAATGTCTTGTATTTCTTGATGCCAAAAAGGAAAATGTGTAGTTGCACTTCCGCCGCGCACACCATTTTGTGTACAACAACGTACTGTTGCTTCGAACTTCTTCATAAACGGAACAATGCCTGTGTGTGCTACTTCACCGCCCCTAATTTTTGAATTAACTCCTCTGATTCTTCCCGCATTGATACCAATTCCTGCTCGCTGGGCCGTATAGCGACCAATAGCCATATCACTGGCAAAGATACTATCAAGAGTATCAGCAGCATCAACAAGAACACAACTCGCAAACTGCCTAACAGGAGTTCGGACCCCTGCCATAACTGGTGTTGGGATATTGACTTTAAAAAGTGAGGTCGCATCATAATATCTCCTTACGTAATACATACGTGTTTCTGCGGGGTAACTATTGAATAGCGTTGCTGCTATCATCATGTACATGAACTGAGGACTCTCAAATATCTGTCCTGTTGAACGATCCTGACACAAGTATTTGTCAACTACTTGACGCAACCCTGCATAGGTAAAGTTCTCATCTCGCTTATGTTTAATGTAACTATCAAGCGTAGTAAGTTCT